TCCATCTCCGGCATCACTTCCACATCTTGCATTATTTGCATCTCCTCTAGTGGCATGTGTTCTCATTTTATTATTAGAGTCACAGTAGTTATTACTAGAATTAACTAGAGTTACATTTATACGAGTAGCTGTAGTGACTGTAGAAGTATTGGTATTGTCAAAAACATTTAACGCATACTGTTTTGAATAAGATATTTTTTTTAATTCAACAAAAATTTCTTTCTGAAAATTTCCAAGGGGTTCAACTGTTGTATCCATCTGAGCAGTGATAGATCTATTGTTGATATAAGTAAAGTCGTTAAGAGTTAGTGTCTGTATATCTTCGTCGTTTGTGTGAGTTAGATATGTATTATTTCCTATTCCATTAACAACAGAAACTTCATCTCCAGCATTGTGGATAACAGAACCGTTAGAAGCTTTTACGTCAACACATGCCCACATTTTAATAACACCATTACGTGCTATCTGTCCTATATATTGTTCGTTCTCATCACGATAGTAATGAAACCATTTACCATTTGCTGTTGAATTATTTGTTCCATCAGATAAAGATGCCACAAACTTTCCAGCAGGTCTTTTTAATAATCCTTGTGTAACGTCAGGTATAGCGTTCACCATGTCTTTCACCTGACCGGGAATCTTTTGCTCATCAGGTTGTTGTGAAATGCCAGCCGTCAACGCTGGAATAGTTTGTGTAATGTTTGCCATTAGTTCCTTTTTTTACGTTTACGTAACTTGATAATTTTTCCTTTTTTATTTGGATCTGCTGGAGGTATAGGTTTCATTCCGGGCAATCTATTACCACGAGAATCGTACATATTTCCATCTTTATCTAAGCGAATTTCCATTGTCATCAGAGGTTTATCTTTTTCGTACTCTGATTCGTCGTATTTAAATGCCATTATCTAATAAGTGCCTTGTAAGGTTGATAAGATCTGTAGTTACTTTCATGTGGGAAACCAAAGAAAGTATGATCTCCTTGCTCACAGTCGTATTCCAATGCAGCAGCTTTAGTCTGTGCTTCTTCTAGTTGTAAAAGCTTTACTAAATCTGGATTAGAAACTAATTGTGTTGCTGCTCTTACGGATGCTCTAGCGATTATGTATCTCTGAATAGTTGGAGGTACATCTGTAAAAGCTCGTAAGTAAGTTATGTCAAAATATAAGTCGCCTGTAAAAACATCAGTGTGCTGAACGTTGTCATATAACTTGCCGTTCTTTCTTACTACGTCTCTATTTTTATCAGACAATCCCTCGTGTACATCGTATCGTAGGTAGTCAGTAGGAATTAAAAAATGTCCGTTGGCATCTGGAGATCTAAGTACATGATCTTCTTTATTAAAATGCCAACCTTCACCTTGTACATTCTTATTTGTTTCTGTTAACAGGTTATGTATAAATCCAATCTCTGGATTGGCATATGTATTAACTATTTCTTGTCCTGTGTTAGTTACATCTGTCGTTATAGTACCAAGTGTTGTAACGGGTGATTGACCAATGCTACCCAAGATAGAATTAACTGCGGATAGTTCGGTATCGGTTGCTATTTGAGTAGTCATAAATAAAAAAAAAGGGAGCCGAAGCTCCCGTATAAAAAGAATAAATTAACCGTTCTCTGGGTATGTTGTACCGAACGCTGATGGTGCTGTTGCTCCAACGTATAGTTCAACGGCTGCTGCTGGGTTTAGGAAATCTGCACCCATAGCTAGTCTTCCAAGGATTACG